TACTGATATCTGTAAGCAAAGAACAAGAACTTCTCCTTCATGTTGTTTGCCTCTGGATCAGTCTCGTCTACACTCAACTCAATGTGAGGAGAATACATTGGCGGCTCAAGTATAACATCTATATCGTACTCTATCCTTGGGTCGTCTATAGAGTAACCACCAATACCATCAGGATCGGATATAACCCTTGATATGTTCACCCTTCTTGGAGGATTGTAGTCATCTGTCCAATACAAGAACGTATTACCGTCAGCACCAACGATATGATTGACACCAGTTATGGCGTACTCTTTTCTAAAGTTAAGCGTTGACGTTGGGTTCTTTGTACACTGAAGAACTCTTCGCATCTCCTCCTCATTAGCGTCATACTCGTATATGCCATCGTATGAGTCTGAAGATATAAAGAAGTATATCTTGTTAGCCGCCTCGTAAACAACAGCACCTATACACCTTGAGTTGTCGTTTGGATACCCTGTCTTTGTGTCTAGGTTGTTAGGAACAGAAGTATTGCCTAACGAGTTCTGTGCCGCTCCAACGTTAGACCCTTCTGATGTTTCTACTGTAATGTTTAATGCGTCTCTGTATTGACCTTGAGGCACTAAGCGCTCGTCAAGGTCTTTGTTCATAACGCCTTGTATAAATGTATTCTTTAGGTCAGCCATTACTTAATTGTTTTGTCCTTACCTCGCATTACCATCAACAGTCTTCCTGCGGCTAAATTACTAAGAGATATCTTCAAGTTTCTTAGAAGTGAAGACTGCTCATTCTTAGCTCTTTTAACAAGGTACTCTTGAACACCTGATTTGTTCTCAAGAAGACACCACTTTATGTATGCATATATCCACTTCTCAGCCATCTTATGCACATACGTCTCGGAGTCTCCTGCATATAGTCCGTCAGAAATGTACTCCAGTACAACTCTTTGACCAGAAATATTGGAATCGAAATCAATTATTCCTGCCCTTTTGTTGATCCTGAACGATGGGGTAGAACGCGCTCTGTCCGTATCAAGTCCATAATAACCACCACGGGCATATCCGAATACCCATACACCATCAACACACCAACCGGCACAACCGTCATAGATACCAGGCCCGTAGTATATAGACTGGTTAAGACGACTGGTATCAAGCTGGGATGTAGTCGTAAGCACATTACCATTTATGTCGAATTGAAGGTTGCCATTAACGTCCTGATCGTATGCTATAGCAGATATAGCCTGCAAGTTCTCATGCATGGTAAACAGTCTTCCTTCAATCTCAAGAGAGATACGAATGTAGTTTATGTAGTCATGAGGAAGTATCATCTTTAAGTCATCTTGAACGATGTACTCAAACACACGAGGCTCCCTTGCCGCGTCATAGTTGTATGTCTGTATAGCCTGCTTTGCGTAGAACAAAACCTTGCCCCTCGTAGTCTTACCAACAAGCGTGTCGTTGCCAGTGTGTATAAGCATGAAGTTTGTCACAAGCTCAGAAAGCGATGTGTCTTGATACGATCCCCAGTTATCCGGATTACTATAATACGTTTGTTCTGTCATTTATTATGCCTTTTGTTGAGCATCCATTGCTTCGTCATTCTGCATCACTTGCACTACTTCAGCCTCCCTTATAGACACACCTGCATACTTGCAGATCAGCACAACGAGCCTAGGCAACTCAAGTAACGGTAGCTCAAAATCTTGAAAATCACTTTGAGATTGATCAAAAAGAGCCTCTCCACTTGACAGCAACTGCCATGTCCACTTTGGATCTTTTGGATACCTTATGTATGTTATAGTAACGTTTGTCGTTATTGTCGTTGGATATACCTGAATTCCGGCATCACCAGATGATCCATTTTCATCAAGGACATATACAGGCCATTCTTCTGTTGGAGATATCTTATTTGAATTCAGTCTGTATCGTATCTTTGCTGAACTTTCTTTTTCGATATCTGTAATATCGTCATACGTCAATCGTATTATCTTATATGCCTTTTGTTCTGAAGGTTGACTTGGGTCATCTCCAGGCATATAAAATTTATTCTGAATGTTGTCGTATTGAAGCGCATTCTCTACTAAGAACCTATCAACTATTTCGTGCAATAACTCTGGAACATCAGCGTAATCTGTTCCATACATACGCGCACTTTGCTTTGCCAAAGCTAGGCTGTAGTCGTACATGTACTTAGTAAATATGTCCAGCTGTGCTTGTCTTGAAAACAGATTGAATTCCTCTGGCGTGATATATCCTCTGTTTTCCTTACTGAGAATTGACAGTACTGTATTTCGGATGATGTTAATCATAATGCAAAGATAGTAAAAAAGGGCACTCGATATGAATGCCCTTTTAATACATTAGTACGTAATGTTAGTTCAATGCAACACTTGCAATTGTAGTGCCAGTAGGCAATGCAGGAACAACAAATGAATCTGGATTACTAGCAGACTTATTTGCCTCCTCAATAGCAGCATAGATAGCATCTCTAAATGCTACTTGCGCTGCAGAAGTAGCAGTAGCAGAAGACGTAATACGAACGATATCTGTTCCAGCTGTAGCACCACCAGCAGCATACAATACATCTACCAATGTAGGGTTTGCTAATGTAGTTGCAACAAACTGAATACTAGACGCGTTAAGTAGAGTAACGTTAGATCCTGCTGTTAGTTTTAAGAACTTCTCCATCTGTAAAAAAATAAGTGGGTTAATAATAGATGCAAAGATAATAAAAAAGCCGATATCTCTATCGGCCTTATTTTATCACTCTCCGTCGTATTGATTTCGGAGATACTTGAAGAACTCAAGTCCGTCATCTGACTGAAGCCATGCAGCAAATGCTGACTCAGTTTTTTCATTCAAAGGAACAGACATAAGTCTTTTCTTGTTGTCTTTTAGGTTGTAGTGTATGTCTCTACCTCCATTTCTAACTGACACAAATCCATCACGAATTGCTCGTGTTGCAATATCATCAAGTTCAAGGTCTGGATCGTCGATGGCTTCCAAGAAGTCTTCAGGGTATGATTTAGCGATCTGCATACATTCCCACTTGATTTCCTTAGCGTCCATCTTGTCTACGTTCTTGCTTGTAAACATACGGATAATAGATGCCATCTTCTCGATAGACAGTTCACGAGCTGCTATCTGAGCGTCCAATATTAAATTCTCTATATTGATTCGTTCTTCTGCTTCTTTTACTGGATCGAATTCATAAAAGTCTCTATCGTATCCAGGATGAATTCTCAAGAAGTTCAGCAAAACAGGATTAGACTCAGGAACATCTAACTCGCCATCTCTAAATATGATTGGCTCAGTTATTACCTCATTGTCTTGTTCGTCAACAAATGGTGACTCTTGATTTATTGCATACCTTAAGCTTCGGTTCTTCTTTTTTGTTTCATCAAAGTGAAGAAGTCTGCTTGATGGTCTATCCTTCGATTGAAGGAGAAATGATACAGGTGTTTTTCTGCTTTTAAGCAGGAATTTGATTGTTTTCATGATTTGATATAATTTGAATTAAAATAAAAAGAAAGGGGAGAGATGTGACTCCCTCCCCAGTTTATTCTTACTTGAAGATGAAGAAGTTGTTAGCTCCCAATGTACAAAGCGCACGCTCTGACAAGAAGTTACAATACATCGCATCCACATCGCTATTTGTAGCACCACCAGCACCACCAGTGATCCAGTTCTTGTACTTACGGTTTTCAGTCTCAGAAGCACGGTAACGAACGTGAAGGAACGGACGAGCTACTCGTTTACCCATAACCTCATCGTATACGTTAGTAGTTCCAGCTGGAACAAGTACTCCGTTAACTTTACCACCAACAAGACCTCCACGAGTAGTAGCATCGTTAAGGTATTTCCAGTCAGTCTTATAGAAGTCATAAGAACCACGACGGAATCCTGTGAATCCAAGGTTCAATGCCATCTTCTCGTTGTTATCAAACAAACCGTAAGACGTACCACCAACTCCGTAAGAGTTCTGTGCAGCCAACATATCGTCGATAGCCAAAGAGAACGCACGATTGATAAACAATGTGTTCTCAGCGATAGAACCTTGTCCGTCAAGTTGCTCAAGGATATCATCGAAGTCAGCAAGAGTAGATGGAGTACCACCTGACCATACGTTACCACGATCTTCGATAGCTTCAAATAAACCTGTTGTACCCCATGTACCTGTAGCACCGAAATATGTATCAGCTCCAGAAGATGCGTCTGCATTTACATGCTCAATCATCATCATTTCAAGCTTGTCGTCAAAACGCTTACGCGTATCAGACTTAGACTTCAAATACCAAAGGTAAGAAAGACCCATATCAGTTTCAACTTCAATCCATCCGATTTGAGCCATGTCAGAACCAGAGATAGAGAAAGTATCCTTGATGATAACAGGCTTAACTTGAAATACTTCAGTTTCAGCCTCAAGAGATCCTTGCATTCCGCTTTCACCCTTCTTGAACTCAGAACCGTAAACAAACACCTTAATATCTGTAGTAGGGTTTGTGAATCCTACACCAACAGCAGCAGAGTAGTATGCTACAGTAAATTGAGTAGCATCACCGCCAGGAGCAATAGCAGTTACAATTGCTTTTTCAGCCTTGTTGTCTGAAGCAGAAGAAAGAAGAACTGTCTCATTCAAACGGAAGTTATGGTTTGAAGCTCCGATGTCGAAAGTCTGCGTTCCTGAAGATACAGCACCTGTTGTTGAAACGTTCTCATACTTAGTGTGAAGACGACCTTCTTCAGACCAACGAATAAGGTCAGAGTTAGAAGGAAGTTCAGCAGACATCTTAGAAAGGAATCCGCTAATAGTACGCTCTCCGTAGCGAGCAAATTCTTTCTCATCAAGATCAGGTAAATACTGATCGAGCAAGTCGAAAGTTGAGATGTAGTTAGACGACAACGTCGCCTTAACTGCACTTGGGGTTAGCGATACGCTACCCGATGTAATAGATCCAGCCATTTTGTTTTTGTTTTTGTTTTGTTATTTACTTTCTTATCTTGAAGTCTGGCTGTCCGTCGTTTACGATCCTCATCTTAATGCCTCCGTCCTTAGCTACCTTTGGTGTCTCACGAACCATGTCGATGTTCTTAGACTCTTTCTCGAGCTGACCGATACCATCAGCCTTTCCTTGCTCGTATGCGAAAGATGCTAACCTCTCTGCGTTCATTGCCACAGCAATAGCTTTATGGAATGCCTCTGCATCTTTAAGATACCCCTTGTCATCTAAGAACTGTCCGATGAATTTACTGACATCAGACTGGGCATCCTTTAGTGCATTAGCCTCTGCTGGCTTCCAACTAACGTCCTTGTCGCCAAGCTTGAACTTGAAACCTTCAAACTCACTTGAAAACAATTTGTCAGTCTGCTCTGCAAAGTATTGAGACCTCTTACGATTCTCTTGTTCGACTTCGCCAATCGACTCCTTATATTGCTTGTAAGACTTATAGTTCTCTCGCTCGCTCTCCGGAACAAAGTTGTCTGCCGACGCGACAGGCATCTTGTACTGTTCTTTTTGAGACTCGAAATGACCAACAGCCTTCTTAAGCTCTTCTCTCATCTTGAGACGTTTCTCTGCAATCTCGTCCTCGTCATCAATGTCCTCATCATACTTAAACTGCCTTAGCTTGTACTCAAGCTCTCGCTGTGTTAAGTCTGGGTCTTGTTGACGATAGAACTCACGCAACGTACTTTCAGGATCTTCTTTCGTCCAATCTTTCTGAAGCTTTATAAACTCCTCGATAGAACGACCTGTCTCCCTCTTGTACTTGTTGTATGCAAGAGCCTCTTCATCAATGTCTATCTGAGGCTCATTACGCTTCTGCATAAGAGCATCAAATTCATCGAGAGAGTTTATCTCAAGGTTCTTTTTTTCTTTAATATATGAAAGAACGTCTTCATCATTAAGAGCTAGTTTAACTGGCTCTTCATTTATAACTTCTGGCGTTTCTGCCTTTGGTTCTTCTTTAATCTCTTCTTGCGTCTCTTTAGCATGTTCTTCAAGCAACTGCTCTTCGATTTCTGCCTTAGACTTCGGCTCGTCGTTTACAAGCCTCATTCCTTTGATTTCCATATTAGATTTGAATTAAATTGTTACAAAATTAACAAAAAGTTTGATATGTCTATTTACGAACCTTTTATCCACTTTTTGTTTTTAGGTTGAGCAGTCTTAGATGGACTCCACTTCACCTTATCAGCCCAATAAGCTGCAGACAGTTTGCCCTTTGAAATATTCTTTGCGTGCCTTGATTTAAAAGCTTCTCTCTGCCCAGCAGTTTGATTTGTCTTAACACCCTGCTGACCGAAACGGATAGTCTTAACGGTATCTCCTTCCTTAGCCACAACTATATGTGACTTAGTAGGATGACTTGGTGTTTTCTTTGGTTTATTATATCCAGATACACCAGCTCTCTCTAGCCGTGAGTCTTTCATTATAGCTTCTTTTTCTTATTCTTTATCCTCTTGGTTATAGGAATAGACATAGAAACACTGACTTCAGTGTCAGGACTAGACCCAGTTCCAGTGCTCTGACTTACATTCAAAGACACAGGTCCTTTTGATACTGAAGTTCCATAGCTCAAATCATATCCAGACTTCTGAACAACACCAGACGCAAATGGCTTTACTGTTACCTTATTCTTTCTCATTTCTTCTTTGCTGTTTTAATGGTTTAATTACGATTATTTTTTCTTCTTAACCATTAGATTGATTTTACGGTTCTCAACTTTTGCAGCTCTACCTAAAATTCTATCAGCCTTCCTATCTCTACCTTCATCTACAGCTTTGCTCCCTCTATAGACAAGTTTATCCTCCTTTTTTTGTAGTCTTGCTACTCTAGCAGAACCTTTTGTTCCACCAACATCTTGATATTTTTTAGACATTTTTTTCATAGTTATTTCTTTTTTGCTGTTTTAGCCGCCTTCTTAAATGCTTTTGCAGTAGGAGCACCTTTCTCTCCAGGCTTTCTCATAGTCTCACCAGATCCGGCCTTTATTCTTTCCCTCTTTGCGTGTATATTCGCGTACAGTCCTTTTTTCATATTACTTAGGCATAAATGATTCAAGATCAAAAGCTCCTGCGTCACCTGAGATTATATCGTTGCCAGAACTCTCAAAGCTCTTTGCAGGAAGACCTTTCTGTCGTTGTTCAATAAGCTCTGACTGACGAGTAGCTTGTAAGTCTACACGCTTGTCTTTAGCTTTCTCCTTTTCTTTCTCGCGCTTCATCAGTCCGTCAGTCTCAATACCCTTCAGTTCCATGTTGTATCTGAACTCAAGGTCCATCAACTGCTTCTTCATCTCGACTTCCATCTGCATCTTCTGTATCTCAAGGTTAGTCTCCGCCTCCTTGATAGATATCTTAGCTTGAGCCTCCATCTGAGATAACTGCATCTTAGCCTCAGCAGCAGCCTGCTGTGACTGCATATTGATCTGTGACTGCATCTGCATCTGCTGATCTTCACGAGCTCTAATATCCTCCGTCCTACGTCTGCGCTTCATCTTTAGAAGCTCATTCGCAAGCTTTATGTTCTTCACGTTACGGATGTCGATAGCGTCCTCAAGGTCTATTTGGTCACGCTGAAGTGATATCTGAATATTTGCCTCAAGCATCTCTTTCTCCTTCTCGTCCGGCATAAGGTCAACGTATATACCGAAGTCGTGCAAATATAAGTCCTTAATGTCCTCAAGTATAGCAAGGTTATACTTGCCTATCTGCATAGCAAACTGCTCTCTAAAGTCAGAGTACTCAAGTACATCCCCAATACGAAGTGACAGAGCTTGAGCAAGTCGTCTAACCATCAAAAGTCGTCCGTCAAGTATATGTCTAGTAGCTGTGTTGCTATTGAGTGCCGCAAGCTTCTGTATTCCAACAAGAGCGTCAGGATGTGGCATAGAGCCATCACGAGCCTCGTTGATACCAGTAACGTCTCGCAACATGCTCAAGTTCTGGTTATATGAAGTTATAAGTGCTTGTATCTTATTGAATCCACTGCTAGACTGCAACTCTTGAATAGGCACTCGTGCGTTGTTAAAGTCACCATCTTGAGTATATGATCTACCTATAACAGATCCAGTCTGGAAGTAAAGCTTCAATGCCTCCTCTGGATTGTAAGCTGCACCCTTACCGAGATCAATATCATTTAGTCCGTCAGCGTCAATAAACACACCATCAGGAACCATGCGAGACTGTATCTGCTGCAGCTTTATATGCGTCAGCTGAATGTTGTCAAGGAACGGTATCATACGCTTCACCAATGAGTCAAATCGACCCATGTACATGTGTGGAGCGTACATAATATAATTAGGAAGTGCTTTCTGTGATGGAGACTTAGGACGCACCATGTTCTTCATCAAGTTCCACTTCAATATGTAGTTAGAACCAGCGACAATAACACCTTCGTACCATACCTCTTTTGGAACCTCAACAGCCCTAAAGTTTTCACCCTCAGCATTAACAAAAGTATCATCCTTAGCAATAACCTTTTTACCGCCAGACTTAGTTGACTTCTCCTTGTATACAAACTTCCTCTCTGTCTTATAGTTAAAATACAGAAGCGTTACAGTCTCATTTAAGAATGCGCTGTCGTAGTACTGCTTGACGATAGTATAGTTGCTATACCACGCAGAGCCATACTGCTGTATCTCATTAAGCTGATCGTCAGTAAGGTTTGGATTTATCTTACGAAGCTCTGTATAGTGTACGTTCTTTACCTCACCGAAATAAAAACAGTCAGAGAAGTCAGGCTTTGATGTCTCACTCCACACCATTGATGCAGGGTCAACATACTCAACCTTAACGCCATCATTCAAAAGGAACTCATGCTTGACAGCAGACACGCCTATCTCTGTTTGGTCTTTGTCGCACTGACGCTGAACAACTGTAAAGTCATTCATCTCAAGCAAGTTGTCTATAGCTATCTCCTCAGCTATCTCGATAGACGGCTTGTACCTTAGCTCCATATACAGAGCTAACTCGTCGTCTGTCCTTGGTAAGTCTTTTGGATCTACATTGTAAGCGTCAACACCGAACTGCTCTTTGGTCATCTCAAGGAAGTCCTTGGCTACCATATCAGCTTCAACCATGTCTTGAAAAAGGTTGCGCTTCTCTGCAGACATCGCATCCTGTGCAGTAGCACGTACCTTGTACATACGATCTGCCATTCCATTTACAACGATGTCAACAAACTTAGGAGCAATCTTTACGATATCCCAGTTGATGTTCAAGTACGACAAGTCTCCGTCAATAGCAAGAAGGTTCTTATACTTGCCAATAGGCTGCTCTCCACGAGCATAAAGTCTTAACCTATGAAACTCTGCATATTGGTCATAATAACGGCAGCTATTTCCTGCACGCCTAAACCATTCCCCCTCTATAGCCCTTGCTACCTGAAGGCCATATTCCTTGCTGTCCTTCACTGCAGCTGTTGCATTGATGTCAGGGAACGAGGTAGCCGAGACCTTTAGTTCTACTTTATTTTCACTCATCTGATCAGTTGACTGGAACTTCCGTCTTGATTATATCTCGACAAAGATACGGAAATTTTGGACTTCTTTGTTTCTGTTCTAAATGTATGTCTTCTTATTGCCATAATAGCAAGACCGGAAGATATGGAGGCATCGTGCTTTGTTCGGTTTGATGGATCAAATCTAGCCCAGTCCTCAAGCGTTCTGTTGAAATACATTGTGCCTGGATTGTCAGGATCTCTATACTCCCCCTCAACATCATAGCCAACATATTGCTCTATGTAAGAACCTATGCCAGCAGCGTGCGTCTGCTTGATATCCTCGCTAGTGTTAGGTATTCCGCCAATCTCCTGCTCCGTCTTTGACAGCTGTGTTATATGCTTGTCCGGACGGTTCATAGCAAACCCTCTATACCCTCTGTTCTTAAAGTGATACAGCAGCCGAGCCTTGTTGTTCTCCGCAAGTACAGGCATCCCATAAAACACACAAGCCATCAAAACGTCCTCGAAGAATATCTCAGCAGTTGCAGGGCGAGCTATATACTCCAAGAAAAACATATTAGATGGTATGTCGGAGCTCATGACTGACCCTGTAAGTCCATGCAATGCTCCATTAGAGCCTCCACCACCAACTACACCAGAGATGTCATAAGGGTCACATCCAAATGCGCCTATATCTTCATTGCCTGGATATCGCTTGCCATTTTTCACAATCACTTTATTCTGCAGCTCTCTTGGCGGTATCCAAGTAACTAAGAATCTTCCTCGAGTATCTGGAGTCCAAACTACCTCACTGTCTAACTCCCCACCCTTCCAATGGAATCCACCACGAGTAATCACCCTATCGCGTATAAGGTTGTCGTTGTAGTCTATCTGTTGGTATATCTTTGTAAGATTATACAGCGACTGCTTAGACTCATCCCTAAATGCATGCGACTCTGTGCGTGGGTACTGACGATAGAACTCATTAAGTGCGTCTGGATCATGCTTCAACGCTTCTACTTCGTTGTTCCAATAAGTAACGGCTCCTATCTTTATCATCCTGCCATCTATTCCCATTACTGGCTTAACAGGATCCTCTATAACAGGATGCCCATACTCATCAATGAAGCCCTCCATGTTGTACTCCATTGGTATGAACAACTTATACAGTCCGCTTTTAGTCTGACCGTTTGCGTTGCGTTTATTTGGATCTGAGTCGTAATATAAGTCCTTGAAGTTCTGTCCACCTTTAGCAAGTGCATTAACTGTGGAACCCATCATACACTTACCTACAATACGACTACCAAGACGAAGACATGTCTTTGTAACACGCCAGTTATTTAGAATGTTATTTGGAAGTAGCCACTTTCCACTCTCGTCATGAACAAGCAGCAATAGCTTCTGACCGTCATACGAGTTGTCGGCTGTATTCAGCCAGTCAATTGTAGTATCGAGACCTGTTATCTCCTCAGTGTCTGCCTCGATCATGTTCTTGCGAGTGATGCGCTTTGCAGGTAGTCGGAAAGATAACTCTGTCTTTGGATTGTCGCTACCATCCTGGATAGGTTTGAAGAAGAATGGGTAGTTGCGGACAATTGGAACTACCTTGTTTATGAACATTTCCTTGGCGTCAGTACCTGTCTTTGACAGTATGCCTATCTTCGAGTCCTTCGCTAAAGTACCAATATTCGCCGTTTCAGACGACCCCATATAAGAGAAGCCAGAACGACGTATCTTACCATATGTAATTCCAAAAGACCTATCATCAGCCTTGCATGCCTCCCAGTAGATAAATAGTATTCTGTTCGCCTCACGGAAGTCAGGAAGACCTACGTCTATCTTTGACCACTGCAAGTACATATAGTGACTGCCTGTTATGTATGTGGGCACGCCTTTATTTATGAACCAGTATCCGTTCTCTCGCTTCTCGAACTCGCCCTGTATGTAGTCAACCCACTTTACCTTGAACTCGTTCGGCATAGCGTTCCAATCAAAGATCGTCTTTAGTCTCGACAACTCTTTCGGATACTCATGTGCCTGCCATCTATTGTTACTGTTTGGTATGTTGCCTTTTGGTAACATTGGAATGGCTATCTTCAAGCCGTTTATCTCGTAGATGTCACCTATAGTTCCATCCTTGCTTATAACAACAACATCGTACTTCTCGTCATATCCATACTTCCACTCGTGCTTTACTCTCGCTTGAATGGGTATGTGATCATTTATGACGGTATATAGACTCATTTGCCTTTTGCTTTAGCTTCAACAAAAGATATAGGTATCTCTGCAGCCTTCTTCTCTAGCTCTGACTTATCGTCAGCGTTCCTTAGCTTCTGTATCTCTGTGTCCATAAACAGAGCATCCTCGAATGCCAATCGCTTTGCCGCAGCAGCAGACTTCATCTTGTCTGCCGACAGGTCGTCCTCTGCGTGCGTTATGATAGGAGACTCAAGAACTTTTATCAATTCATCAACAGCCTTCTCTCCTGCAGAAATAATTCTATCTAATCTACTAGACATATATTATTCACGTTTAGTCGATACAATTTCTTTCCATCAATATTGAACTCATACTCGATGTGAGGCTTATACTTCACAAGATCACCTATCTTTAAGTCCTTATGGTCGTTGTTTGAGTAGACTATAACGCCTGTCAACTCCTCTGTAGTTCGACTGTCCTCTATTATACTTTTTGACACTTTATCTACAGGAGCAATAAATATATATGGATGCAGAGCTATAAATCCATCTCCTGACCTCTTATATGCATAGATGTCAAATGGATCTATTAAGAACGTGTTTCCGAATAAGTGTGCATAAGAGGACTTCTCTCTACCTTTCATGTCATGGTAGATACGAAAGATGTTGTGATGTACAATAAGCTCGTCTCCGGATTGTATTGGTCCGTCATACTTTATAGGAGTAGACTTGACTATAGCTATCCTGTTTGTAACAGAGTGATCTTCATCAGTAGATGATGTCACAAACTGCTTACCTGCAAGATCTTTAGTATTGTCGTATCTCCTACCGTCCTTTGGTTCGCACACAAAGTGGTGAAGTGATCTCATTAAAACTCAAGATTGTGTTCAATAATTACAGGCATATTGAGCGATATAGTCTTCCATACCAAAACCTCATTAGCCCCATTTCGTATCCATATCTGATATCCAAAGTCAGTTAGTTCTATATACTGGATGTCATGAGACCCATTCATAATAGAACTTCCAACCTGAAAGTGCATAGCCTTCAGTGGATCAACTCCAACGGATATCTTTCGGATAATCATTTAAACTCACCTGTTTGAGAATCAATCTTAGCGTCGTCATTAAGCTTGTACTTCTCGGTGATTTCGCTATTAAACTTCTGCATACGAGCCTCACATGCTTCCATGTTTCGCAGAGACTGATAGTGCATCATTGCTGAGTCTGCAACACGGCTTTTTATCTGAGCATAAAGTTTGCTCAGTCCGTTCATCTCGTTAAGCTCTTCTTGGGTAAGACCTTTTGGCGCTGAAGTATCCTTCAGATGTTTGATTTTTGTCATTTTAATTAGATTTTATTTACTACAAATATAGTAAATTACTTCTTTGGTCTAATAATATATCCGTATCCGTACATTACCCTTGCCCTTTATATAATTTTCTATAATTCTTACTTGACTTCAGCTTAGAAGTTTTTGTCTTAGAATGAACACCAGGTCTTGACACCTTCTTCTTTGCCAATACCTTAGTAGATATGTCTTTTATCTTTGCCATTACAACGACTTTAACATTTCAATTAACTTCGGCTGTGGAGATACGTCTGTCTTGTCGCGTCTGTATGAGTTATGAGTATATACTCCTGGTATACCCTTCAACGCATCTACAGACACAGCCCACATATTCTCCTCGTTATAATTCAAAGGTATACCATGCACCTTGTTCCAATACACAAGAAGCTGCCTAACTGACTCTATCTGTGCATCCGTGTATGCATGGTAGTATTTGTGCCTCTTGTATGGAGTCTCTAGCTCACATACTTGATCTGCAGGAACTTCCCTGTCTACATAGTTATAGAACTTGTCACCAACCTTCTCCAACGGACCCCAGTTGCATATCTCTATGCCAATAGATATCTTGTCCAACAGCTGGTACTTAACACCCTTTGACCTAAAAACGTCCAACTTTACACCAAGATGATATGCCCAGTACTTTGAAGAGAATGCCTGACATATCTGCCCGTCGTAAGTGTCTGTAGATTTACCCTTACCAGATATAGTTACACATGTAGCAACACGCCCTCTGTCGTCATTGTTCCATCCTCGAATAGTACCAATACCTGACGAATTACCTGCAGTATGGTGCAACACTATTTGAGTCTTAGCTGTAACCTGCTTGAGATATTGATTCTCATCAAGCGGAAACTGTTTGATTTTATTTAGATCCAAGTTCATCCTCTTTTTATTAAATAAATAGATGCCAAACACATTGCAGCAAGAAGAACCCATATCCAAGGATTAGCCCAGCCACAAGACCCTCTCTCTGCCTTAGCTGTCTTCTTCTTTGCCTTCTCAAGCTGTATTACTCTATGAAGACTGTCTTCAACAAAAGATGCCCTCAACTTCAACATCCTTTCACTATGCTTGTATGCTTTTCTAAGACTGTCTCTCTCTTGCTTGTCCATACGTCTAATGTGCCACCTGTCTTTATATGTAACCGTTGCCTCCGGACACTTCACTGGCACGTCTATATAAACAATAGAGTCCTTTCCGTCTTTTCCTTTTACAACTTTTTCGACAGTTATGACACGTTCTACAGTGTCAATCTTTCCTCCAAACTTTATAAACTTATTGTAGTGGTATGCCTGACGTTTTGCAGTATCACATGACCCCATAACAGCAACAATAAACCCCATAACTATCATCGCTGCAATATATAACGCTATGCCTTTTACGTAATTCATACTTCGTACTGTACTAACCAATTATTAACCATTCCAGGGATATCGTCATCATCCCATGTATCAACGTATGGCATATCTTCAGACCTTACACCAAACTGCGCTGTATCTGTTGAGAGCAGAACGTCAACGCTTAGTAACTTGTCGATAGCCTTATCCTGTATTGTGTTAAGGTCTATTGTAATAGTTGGGTCAACTATCTCTACGTTGAACTGTGGGAATTTGTATTTCATATCAAGTTAGTATTGTTCCGTTTACGGTGAAGGTTCTGCATCCAATATATGAACAGGCAGCGCTAGCTTTGGGTAAAGCATACACCCATCCTGTTGAATTGCTGCCTAATATGTACGCTCTTGTTGTATCATACTGAGCTGTAGTTGAACTCCAGAAATTATAGTCTATTGAAATGCTAAAGGGAGCGTAATTCAACACCCTTGTTCCTGCGCCTTCTTCATTTATCAAGTTCTCCAGCTCTTTTCTATTTGTTAATCTCCATCCGCTATTGAATGCGCCTATCGATAATGCAGCTGCTCCATCGACAGCTGTATTCCAAGTTGCATTTACACCAAAATAATTCTTTGAATATCCTAACACCGTGCTTCCATTGTACGTTGACCAGTCAATGACAACAGCTGTAGCGTATGTTTGACCGCCCAAAATATCGGTAAATCTATTCGTATTACCAAATGGATTATTTGATGCAAGTGTTAAAAAAGAAGTTGCCCTTCCTGCTTCGATATCCCCGTCATCGCCAGTTCGAAACGATACGCTCTGGCCTGTTTTTAAAATCGTAGCCCCAACAGGAGCTGCTGCAGCCTCAACTATAACTATATGATTCCCTCCGTATCCATACATATCATTCGTCCTTGTTCTTGTTCTTCTTAACAGACTCGTAAGTAGCAACACCAGCAAGAGCAGCTACAAATAACAACAACTGACTGAGCATTATATGTGCGTTGGCATCTGTTGTATGCATAAGCACTACATAAGACACCAAAGGCAACAGAGTAAAAAGACTCATAAACCTCTTTGACGACTCCTTTGTAGAAGAAACCGTAAGCGAGTAAAGATAGTTTATAAGTTTTTTTAGCATTTCTTCACTTTTCCAATTGGATCATGAGGCAAGACAGCCACAATTTCTCTACGAGATGAAGGCATATTGTCGTGCTTATATGGAGCACAGCTCACCTTTGGTTTAGCTATGTCATCATAACAGTCATACAGCCTATCTTCAACTGTATTTAGCCTATTGTTCATCCAAATTAAAGCCACTACCATTATACCGGTAGCTCCGTGCTTCTTTATAGCTTCTAATATATCTAGTGCCATCATAGAATAAGTACTACAGATCCGCTTGTTAAATCAACTGATGTAAATGTCTTCTGCTTGTCAAATGGAGTGATCAATGCACCTGCCTTAACTGCTGTTGCTGGAGTAGTAATATAGTCTCCTTTAAGATTACCAGCAGCATCTGTCAGCACATTGAATATTGTTTCTTCAAGAACATATATCGCAGATACTGGATTATTATATGCCGTTGTGTCATTAAGCACAACCGTACCGGCTGCCGCTGTTAAAATCTCATTCCAAGTTCTTACTGCCATCTCTTATTACTTTTTGTCTTTTCCTCCTCTTGCTCTATTAGTTCGAGCTTTTTCAAATCCGAATATCTTTCCTCCTCTATGTGAAGCGTCAAGACCGTCTCCATTACCGTATGTACCCTTCTCGCGATTGTACTTGTTAGCCTCCGCTCTCTTCTTCTTAGCTTTAGGCTTTGCTGCGTGCTTCTTTGAAGTCTCCTGGTGCTTTAACCTAGCCTCCTTGTTCTCACGATAGTACTTAGCCGTCTTGCCTAGAGCCATACAGTAATTTATTTATCAGCAACTCAGGGTCATTCAAAGCTTCCTGCCTCTTTGCACATCCGCAGTCCTCTGCGCCTGCACCTTTAGCGATCGCTTCAGCAATCTTGTCTGCATATACAGCCTTCGCGACACTTGCTATAGTGTCTCCAAGACCTTTATGCTTTTTGATCACCCTGATTTGCATTTCTATTGCAAAGATAGTAATTTTACGTATATGAAGATAAGTAAGGAACGTAACAAAAAAAGATACATAAGATATAAGGTAGATAGAGACTATTTAAAATGGTACAGAGTTGTCAGAAGATATACAGAGATAAGGTACGGACTGTCGCCATCTGACTTAGAACTTCTTATGTATCTATACTCAGAAGATTTCTTTAACTTCTATAAATTCGTTGAGTACTGTAACATGCTCGGATGGGATAAGGGTAGGTTCAGTAGATTTGTTGATCAAGGGTACATACACATGTGGAGGGATAAGGTTGGATCTGAACATCGACTTTACGAACTTACAAGACAAGGAAGACATATCGTTACACGTATGTATAAGATGCTAAATATGGAAGAAGAAATACCTGAGACGCCACAAAAGAATCCGGTATTCAAGAAATCAGCAAAGTTCTCAGAAAAAACTTTGGCAATAGGTATACAATCTTTTAACGAGGAAGTAAGGAAAAAGAAAAGAGGATATTAAACAATGACAGCTGAATAACCTAAATCCTCAAATTTTAGAATGCTGTATTGTAATGCCACCGCCAAAGACTGCTCCTCCGTTTCAAGGATAGGCCATCAGCATGAGCCACGAATTCAATCCGTGCGTAAACCGATGCCAGTTCAATATCAGTACCGTGAATGTGGATAGCTTTGCCTTCGATAGTGTACTGTTCTTGCGTTTCGCTATCGGTTACTATTTTATCCGTTCCTTTGCTTAGTTGTAATCCCATGTTAATCTATTCTTTTATATCTTAAAATTGAACCTTTCCAAGTTCTTGATGTTCGCCCTGCTGCTGCTGCTGAATTTGCGAATTGATATTTAAACGTTGCATTTTGTGATGCTGTGAATGATGCTGTTATTAAAATATGAAATAAATCATCTATATCAGCAGATGTACCAACTATTATATTTATTGGGAATATTGCTGCTTGAACAACGGGAGATAAAGTAGAGTTGTATGAAGCTGTTGTCATTCTACCATTAAATGTACCAGCACTTGGCGTTAGTCCAAATTTGTAGTCACCAGATGCGTTATTCCCTGAATAACATAAATTAATCTCAACCATATAATGACCTCCCGCCACAACAGAGAATTGAAGGTCTGTATCGTCTTGAAGCGTTGCATTATTCGTCACGTCTTGATTTGCGCTCTTTACGATTGTAGTCCATCCAGCTGGGTCTGCGCTTGTAGGCGTTGCCCATGTGTTGTCACCTCGCAGAAAGGTAGTAGATGATGGCGTACCCGTTGCGCTTAGTTCCGTTACGCCTACCGTTGCAGCGTCGATATTCCACGTTGCTCCCGATGCGCTGACAGTTATATCTCCTTTATCTCCATCTGTCAGCCCTATGATGTCACCTACAAACAAAGGAACGCCATCACTCACAGCTGTATCAAGCTGCGCCTTCGTGAATGATCCGAGAGCTGTGGTATTATTCCCCTCATTCGCTGTGATTGCTCCAGTTAGTGCTGCTCTTGATAGGCGAGGAGTTGCATCTGCATAGATGAGCGAGCCATCAATCATTGCACCTACAGCATCCTGTGCCTGTTCATCTGTGTACTGAGTGACATCGCCAACGAATAAGAAATCACCATCAGAACAAGCTGTGTTGAAATTCGCTTTCGTATCTGAGATGCCATAGCCTCCCAGCGTTGTCGGCTCTCCTGTCACCTTTGACCAGTCAACATCATTGATTTTTGCGTTCGTTACAGCGTTGTTATCAATGGTCCATACCGTACCTGAACTAGTTACTGTGATATCTCCTTTGTCACCATCAGCAACTGAAGCTGTAGGTGTAGCCCATGTGTTGTCACCTCTTAGGAATGTGCTTCCAGATGGCGTACCTGTTGCACTTAATTCCGTTACACCCACTGTAGCTGCATCAATGTTCCATACCGTACCAGATGAACTTACAGTAATGTCTCCCTTGTCACCATCAGATACACCACTTGGGGCTTGTGGAACCCACAAAGACCCATTATATGTCAACACGTTACCCGTTGCAGGAGGAGTGGTTACAAGATCAACGTCATGTATTTCGTCTAACTCGTAACCGTTTTGAACCCTTACATATATCTGACCGTTGCCAGCATTAGCCCTCTCAACGATGCCTATGTACACCATGTGATTAGGTGCGTATGGCTTTGTAGCAGTATAACTACCAGGAGTTGAGCCTAAATATAATATATTCCCAGCTACATACATCCCAGTATTTAAACCGTCAAGCACTCCTTGACAGATCACCATACCATTTTGACCTGCACCTATATTCTCTGCTGCCAACCCGAACGTCTTAGCACTCGTAGCGTCAGACGTATTAAACGCTAGTTTTACAGACGCCTTGTTGCCACTAGCACTAAATAAATATACAGCTTGACCCTTAGTAATGGTTACTGCCTCTGCGTTATGCACGTAAGCATGCATTGTCTGACCTATCCTACTTACTACGTTAGAATTATTAAGCAGATATGACAAAGCTCCAGAAGCCCCGTCATATACTATCTGACCAGCTCCGGCTGCATTTGTCGGTGTCAAGCTAAACTCTACAGCGTCTGCAGACAACTTATATATACCAAGGTCTACGTCTTGTGTAGCTCCTACATATGGCACATACCCCATAGACGAAGGAGTACCCCAAGTACCATCCCCTTTAAGGACTGTTGTTGCATCAGTTGTACCAGATCCAAGAGTCTCTGGATCTAAGTAACTATTTTTAGGCAGCTTTATTATCTTGCCTAAGACCTGTATTAAAGGCCGTATTTTGACCATTACTTACGCTTTTTAGGCATAGGCTGATTCATCAAAGCCATCTTAAAAGCCATAGCTTCCATCATAGCTTCCTCCATCTCTTCTGCCTTTTCTTTCATCTTCTTAGCCTCAATCATCTTCTGAATGCCCGTCATTGGCTGAATACGTGGTTGCTTTTTCATTATCATCCAAAATTAAGTGATCTGTAAGTTATTTTTGCTCGTATCTCTCCGTCACCATCTTCTGGATCTGTTCCCCCAAATGTTGTTATTCCTATAGGTTCATTGACCAAGAAATGAGTGGCCCTATTCCATTCAGGTTGTGAACTGCCCGCAAAAGACTGTTGATGACCTACAAAATTAGATGCAAAAAACACAGTATCATTTGCAGATGTTATCGCTGAAGGATCGAAGTTAGTGCCGCTATATGACAACAATCCACCAACCATTATCAAATCGTTAAGTGTATATTGTGTTGTTCCAAATTTAAACTCATATGCAATTTTATATTCATAATACCTTTCAGATCCAGGAGCAGGCAACAGCTCAACGGGAATTGTTCCCATAGAAAGGATTCTATTATATGATATGTCTATAGTAATTGTTTTATATACAGAATTAACTGTTTCTATTACATCCTCTATAGTATATATTTCACTCAATCCATTATTTTGAGCTGATCTATTTTCAGGAGTTGGCACGTCAGATGATATACCAATAAATTTAGTTCCTGGTTGGATTTGCGTCATGACATTTATTTTATACTACAAAGATACTAATTTACAGCTTATGTATCCAATTGAACGATACAGCGAACCCTATGCCATATGTCAACCTGCATAATATAACTATCATTATAGCATCAAATATGCCATTATTGCATATTGCAATATGCAATATGCCTAAGTACATAAATACATTTCGCGCGAACTTCATTAAGTGCCAACCGTCCGTCATAAAGACAAACAGCCTGCTCGACTGCCAAAACGCCTCACCCTGCATCGGATCTCCATTTCTCCATTTATTTCTCCAGCTATACTGAGAGTTCCAAAACATACTACGCCACAACTGGTGAGATGGATTAAGTCGGAACTGAAGCCAGTCCATCACTCCCTCCGATATACCAGCTATAAAGAATATTAACGTCGCCATTGCCAAATTATATTTACTGCTATTACTACCCACGGGAATATGTAAACTGTCCAGATAAGATATATCTCTCCGTTGATGTATGTGTCATAAAAGTTTGGCTCAACGTATGACCACACTATAAGAGTTAGGCATATAGCAATCGCTATATAGCTTCCGAAGTTGTATAGAAACTTAGTTATCCAGCTGCTGTTTGGGTTCATATCACCGCCACTATATCGTTCTCATTAACTACAGTCACTCGCTTACCATCTAGCGTCATCTCGAACGCACGGACCTTGTCGTAGTACACCTCGTCGCCCTCATTTATACCAGTAACAAGATTTCCAGGAGGAGCTATAACTTTAGCCCTCTGATACCGCATGTCCTCCATATCGGACGCAGATAACTGCAGTCCGCTCTTCATAACGGCAGGCTCATCGACCTGCTCGCATATCAGCCACTTATTGTACGCTCTCACCTTCTCTCATGTTTGTAATTATACACTCAGACACCATGATCGTTGTAGCGACAGACACAGCGTTCTTTAGGGCTGACTTCGTTACAAGAGCTGGATCAATTACCCCCATCTTTATCATGTCTCCGTACTCCATTGTCTTTAGGTTAAGACCATAGCCAAATGGCTCACCGTTTATATTCTCATCAATCCTGTCCTCAAAAAATGACAGACCTGCGTTGCTCAGTATTTTTAAAAACGGCTCATATAAAGACTGACTAAGTATGTCGCACGCACACTCCTCGTTGATGTCAGTCACCTCGAATGTCTCTATGGTATCTGCCATATACTTCAAAGCAACACCTCCACCTGGAAGTATACCCTCCTCAATAGCTGCGCCCACAGCTCTAACTGCGTCGTCAACCCTGTCAAATAACTCCTTCTGCTCGATGTCAGATGACGCCCCAACATGCACGATGCCGATGCCTGACGTTAGGTTGGCTATCCTCGCCTCCGTGTCCTTACGCTCATTTATAGATATGTCTCCTGTCAACTTGTTCTGCAACTCTGAAACACGCCTGTCCAACTCCTCGTTCTCACCGTCTGCCTTGTATATAATTGTCCTGTCAGCACTAACGACCACTCGTGCAGCCTGACCCAAGCCATCTACATCAAAGTTATGCGTACCGTGCCCACTCTCCTCTGTATAAAAAGTAGCCCCAAGGACTGCAGCTAAGTCACGCATCTGCTCTCGCTGCCTATACCCGTTTGATGGTGGGATGATGTGACACGCCTTTACGTTCTTCTTCATGACATTAGCTGCGAGCGTAGCTCGCGCCTGCTCAGACATATTGCCTATGATAAGTAAACTAGCGTTGTTCTTAATGATCGGCTCAAACACATTCTCCAATATAGCGTTCGTCAGCTTCTCGATTGTCATGTCTGTCAACAGAACGTATGGGTTCTCCAACTCACACACCTCCCTGTCCTCGTTGTTGATGAAGTACTCCGTAGAGAAACCCCTGTCTACCTTCACTCCGTCTATAACTTCCGTGTACGTAAAATCAGTCTTTGAGTTCTCTACATGCACAACCTTTACCCTTGAGAACAACTCAGCGATTTTTCCGCCAAGTTCAGGGTCGTTGTTTGATGATATCGTCGCAATGTCCTTGAGCCTTCGCTTTGTTACAGCCTTTGATAGCTTTGTGAGTTTGTTGAGTATGGCTTCTGAGTGACTAGATATGTATCTAGCCACTGAAGTAGGGTTATGCTTATCTGTCATGTGATCGTCAGCAGCATCAAGCAACGCATGAGTCAACACACAAGCCGTTGTAGTACCATCTCCAGCGTGCTTTGCTGTCTGTAGTGACGCCTCCTTAACAATATTTACAGCCAGATTCTCTACTGGGTCATACAGCTGTATAGCCTTAGCGACAGATACACCGTCCTTTGTGATGACTTTCTGACCGATATGCTGCTCGGACTCCATAATTACCGGTCGACCGTAAGGACCAAGAGTGGATCCTACTGCTTTGGCCAACTTCCGAACCCCCTCTCGGAACTTGTTTTTACCTTCTTCGTCTAAATAAACTCTTTTTGGGATCATATTTGATTAGATTTGTCGCAAAAATAGACAAAATTTGTGACAAAATACGCGCAAAAGTATAATTTTAAGCGCTAACGCTAAATAGTCTTTACATAATCGGATAATTTCCGACTTTAGTTTGTTATAATGTCCAGTTTATTGCGCTAAAAACTGGACAAATAAAAAACCCGAGGTGCATTTCCTCGGGTCAGAGCAAAAGACCCATCCTGGTACGCTCGTCAGGGTGACACCCCTAACCAGAAGCGTGATGGGTACTGTTATCTTAACGTCTCAACTGTTATGTATTTCTTAACAGTTGACTGGTGTTCTTTTTGTATGTCCATCTCAGTATACGCGTCACACTTCTGTGTAGACTTGCAGGATGACAGGAGTAATACTAGGATGGCTGTACGGATCATGCTCCGAATTTAATTGTCTTGTGGTAGATTTTAACTAGTAGTGTTCCGTCACCAATGGTTGGGTTACTACCGTCCCAAGTAGATATAGTCATTCCTTCGTTTAATTCTTGACCAATTATCATAGAATATTTTGTCCCTGAGTCATCGAATAAATCAGAAAACATAGCTTTTGTGTCCACTTGAAAAATAAAGTCATTTGATATTGAATCTATTGTTGGAACGACCATATATGCATTATTCCAAGTTATATAGATTGGTGCTGATGTGTATCCAGATGTGCCATAGTTATACTCAAAAAGTGCATATCCCTCATAATAATTCCCAACTCCAGCAGCAGGAAGTAACTCAATAGGACTTGAACCCATTGCAAGTATCTTTGCAGATGAGATGTTAACAATTGTCTCGGTATAAGCGGAGCTTAATATATCCTCAATTGTATACACCTCCTGAAATGCGTTGTTCTGTGATGAGCGGTTCTCCGGTGTAGGTACTGTCGATGAGATCCCTACGAACTTCGTGCCTGCTGGTATTTGTGTCATTATGAATATTTTTTTTTTTACAAATATACAAAAAAACCGAGCGTTAGCTCGGTCTGTTGTTATCTTGTGGGTTTGACGAATATTACATTTTGTTCTTCTGTTAGTTCCCCAAGTATGCACAAAGAGTTCCCATCTGACATATCCCAAATATATACTGTCTTTGTCTCCCCATTTATATCTATTGTCTCTTTACGGTCGTTTACCCTTACGTCGTCCTCGTCTGTCTCGTGCCAGTTACCATCTGTCTCGTAAAGGATTATCCATGCTACTTCGTTTATGTGTTGTGTCTCTCCTTTGTAAAACTTCTCCACTCCGTCGTATGTGAACCATTCGCTACCTGGTACTGTGGTTGATTTCTCGCTAATACGTAACGGATTATCGTAAGTCTGAGCCTTAGATGCCATTGATACTAAAAGTGCTGCTGTGATGATTACTTTTTTCATAATTTTTATTTTTAGTTATAACGTGAAGATATGTACAAAATAACAACCGCCCACCAAATAAATGATGAGCGGTCGAAAATTATGATGAACGGTAATTAGCTTCTCTTTATCCCTTTAACTGCCGCTGGAGGATTCTTTGATGGCTTTGTTGGAGCAATATATACTTTATACGCTCCAGTACCCTCCATAGTGTTCTTCTTGTTAGAAGAAGCTAGGATTGCTCCTTTAGGAGCGTCCTTACCATATTGAGCTTTATATGCATTTCTAAGCTTCTTCTGGTAATCATCGTCTTTTACTGTTGTTGCCTTCTTAGGAGCTGTTGTCTTAGGCGCTGTTGTCTTAACAGTCATTTTAGTCATTCTTGCCATTTCTCTTTTATTTTTTATTGGTTAACCTTTGCAAATATAATAAAAATTAGAACTCATTCAACAAGCAGTACGAAATTCCAACACCCGATGGGATCTGATTTAATATCGACCTGTACTTCTCCATGTCGTTCACCACCTGACACCCAGCGGACCATAACCCTATAGTGCTAGCTGTCGTCTTGGCGTCAAACTTGAAAGTGTTCGGATGGAAGTTGATCCCAAAGTAACCCTCCACAATGTTCTCCGTAGCCTCCGACTTCGTGTCCATGTCGCCATCGCGGTGTACCTTTATCTTCGCACCCAACTGCAAAAGTGCCGTCGTCCGGTTCAAGTGCTTGCCCTTACGCCACACCTTATAGTACCAGTGGTCGGCCACCACAACAGCTGCACCCATCTTGTTGTACCTCTTGAACCCTCCCTGCAAGATAGGAACACCAGGGTTAGTTGTGCCAGACGTCACAAGTATAAACTCCTCACCTTTGAAAAAATAGAACTTGTCGTCAAACTGATTTGGCGTGTCCTCGCTCGACCGAACACCCAACAGCCAATACCCCTCCGGTATCGACTTGAACGATTGGAGCGACTTGACCCTGTCAAGCAACTCCTTGTCTGTATACTTCCTTACCATAAGGCAAATATACACAAATGACGGTTTAGTGACGCAAAATGACGGAACGATGACGTTAATATCTTCGGCAACGCCTGATTCTACTGGGGGTAGTGTCGAAATGACGAAACACTCCAACAACTTTTTTTATTTTTTTATTTTTTCCGCGAAAAAGTTATTGCACCTTTCCGTCATTCCGTCACTACTATTAGTAAAATCAAGGGTTTTGAGAAAAAAAACCGTCATTTTACCGTCATTCTTCCGTCATCGACCGTCATTTAGAGGTTAAAAATTAACAACTTTTTAACAGATAGGTTTTCAGGGGTGCTGCGTATGTTGGGGTAGTGGATAGTATATGCGTTCGGCGCGATCGACCCCTGGAGGAAAACGGTCTAGATCGAGCATGGGGGGTCTGCTTTTCGGGAGTTTCGGCTGAAGTTTTTAGCTTTTGCTAGGGCAACATGCATATAGTCAGGTAGTTATGTGCGATCACTTGAAGTATTGATTGATGTACGTCACCTACCTGCTGTACTTAAATAATTACTTTAGGTAAGTAGATGTAACTACAATCCAACCAGATAGTTATGCGTCGGATCCCAGTCCTATTTAACATAATGTTAATTATAGGACATTCCGATCTAACTGCCTGACGATCAGCATTATATCCGATCGTTACCGAATAACTCACGGCCGTTCGGCAATCATACATGTATGCCTGTTAACATGATCACCTGCCTGCCTGCCGAATCAATTCGCTTTCGATTGCGATCACTCACTTAAGGCTTTCCCTCACCTATCCGTCTGACAATACGAAAGTATGTCATAACGAACACACGTACGTACGCGCGCATTATGCGTACGCGCGTAAGGGGAGACGTTATTTCCGTTCGTCGAAGAAATATGATCATTCGTCGATCAATTTTGGTCATTGGTCTAATTTATCACAAAAAACTTGTTAATATCATTTCCACTGCCTTATCTTTGTACAAGCAATCGAGCTAACAACATCTCTAGCGTTACGCTGACGAAGTAGTATCATGAGATGCATTAACTGAAAGAACAGAACATCAGGCATTCCTCTTCGGAGAACAGAAGTCTGACGGACGTAAGTAGGTTAGTTACTCAGCTTAAGACATTAACTCGCTCTTTACATTAGACGTTCGGTCTTAAAACGATTTATCAGAATTAATCGCTTAATAGCTTTAGAAAGGGAACATGAGGAAACCGACGTGATGTCAGGCTAGATACATGGGAAATCGTAGGAGTAAAACAAGCAATTAATTTGGAAGAAACCTAGCGACATATAATAGATGTCGAGCAGGAGATAATAACATGTGCAGGTTTGATTCCTGCTACATAAGCGTGATGCATGTGAGTTATCTCCGCCGTATCAGGATGTGCATCCTGACTGATGATGACCAAAAGGTCGAAACGGATAACTATTTAATACCTAGAAATCATGAAACGATACAGAATTGAAGAGGTAAGAGTACACGATAGAAGTGAGCTTGACTATTACGGACAAAAGAGATATGTGATCATTGACAATGAGGACAATTGTATTTTCAGCTGTGATCACATGAGCTACAGAGAATCCATCAGGGATCTGAGGGAATTGAATGCGGAATTTAAGTAAAAAAACAGAGGGCCGCGCATTCTGTAAACGCGGATAAATATCTACACCTATGAGCGCAAAAATTGAACGAATTATCGGTAACTATGAAGTTATCGGATACTACCTTAACGGGGTTAAGGTAAAGGAGAGCAGACGTCGAATTACTAACTGGAAATAACTAGAAACCATGAAAACGTTAATGAGCAAAGGCAGTACTAACGCGAAGACTGCAAAGAACAAACGCGAGACAATGATATTGTACCTAACTCCTGGTCAAGTTCTAGGTCACAACATGTGTCCGAAAGCTACAGAGGGATGCCTAGCTGCATGTCTAAATACTGCAGGACGCGGAGCATTCAATAACGTACAGAGCGCAAGACTTAACAAGACTCTTGAATTCATCAAAGATCGCAGAGCATTCTTAGCTCAATGCGCTCAGGAGATCAACAAGGCCGCAAAAAAGACTGAAGAACTAGCAGTGAGGATGAACGGAACGTCTGACGTTAAGCTAGTTGAGATGATGATCGCTGAGAATGCGATCGCTGAGAACGTAGTGTTCTATGACTACACGAAAATACCACAGAAAGCAGGACGTCGTGTACTTGCAAGCGGACATACATACGTCGTGACGTTCAGCCGTTCTGAGATCAACGAGAGCGATGTTCTGAACGTTCTTCAGAGCGGAGGAATTGTCGCTGTAGTGTTCAACGAATTGCCGGATACGTTTCACGGATTTCCTGTAGTTGATGGTGACAAGTCTGACGATCAGATGCTAGACCTTGGCGGAGGTACTGTGCTAGGTCTAAAGGCTAAAGGTAAGGCTAGAAAGGACGTGAGCGGATTTGTAGTACGATAAAAAGCAAGATCATGAAAGCAAAAGCAAGCATTAAGGGAGCGTATCAGATGCTATATTCTGATGATGAACTTGGATATCAACTGAACGACGTGACGTTCGAAGATGTCTTCAGGACATTAGACAACTACGGGAGCGTATACAAGTTGATCGGCGTTTATGACTCAATTGTTCGCGAACGTATATTCTCTATGTTGGCCGTCATAATGGACGTTGAATATGACTACATCTACGACCAATGGCTAGCATGTAAGGAGGGATAAATTAAACAGGGGATGCGCATCTGTAACGCATGTAAATAATTGACGATATGAAAGCGAAGAAATTTGAGAAGTTATTAGGTCAGTATATTGACATAGCTAACTCACTATTGGAATTCACTGATTTATACTGGGATGACATGAGTTATGACATTGACGGGTTCCGGCAAATGTCTTACGAAGGTGATTACGATGATCTTCCTGCATTGGAGAATCAAGTTAAAGCATTCGAAATGGTATTAGATTCACACAGGATGATAAGGTATACATTCTGTTAACGCGTATTTAAAAATAAAGATCATGAAACCAACAGAACAATATAAACTTCAGCAGGAAGTTGTGAATGCTACAGGAATAAACATCGTTTGTTGTGGCAATTGTGGACAAGTTATTTTGCACAGGATAACAGACGAACTGATCAAATGTCCTGAGTGCGAATTTGAATCTGATCCGTGTGATTTTCCGGATTTGAATTGCTATTAATTATCTCATTTAAAAATTACGATTATGAAAGAACTAGATTTTTATATGTACTTATTTAGCGATGGTACAACTGCGCCTTTTGAAGTAAAAGGGAAAAATATAATTGGAATATGGTTGGTGTATAATAAAAACTAAAGATCATGAAAAACTACAAATTTATATTCGAAGATAGGAAAGGAAATGAATTGGATTCAAAAGCAATTCCTTGTGTATCTAAGAGGGAAGCTATTTCAATAGCTAAGAAGCTATTCTCTGAATCGATGCAGAACGATTTGCATATAGTTAAGAGTAAGATGGTAAAGTAAATAAGTTCAAATTAAAAATTTTCACATATGAAAACAATAGAAAGCTTTTTGCCGGTGTTCGATGGTACATACGGCACAATATTCGAAGACATCGACTTCGATCAGAAGGATGAGGTCGGACGTCAGTTAACAAATGTAATCAACGAATACATATGTGAATTGGGGATCACGGCAACATACCAAGACTTCATCAGTCCTCGCTTTTACAACTTCGCAAACGACAGCATTGACGTCAAGTATTCGTACGACAGCTTGGACGTTCTGAAGCAATGGATAGCTGACAACATCGACGATGTTCAGCATGAATTGAATAGCAGGTACACGTCATGTGATGGATTCATTTCACATCACTCAACAGACCTGTACGATTGGATAGATAACATGGAGGATGACAAGCACAAGCTTGGTGCAATGTTGGACATCTATGTCGGCATCCAGTACGATCGTAACGATGCTGTGATGGACATGTACTACAAACTATCGGACAATGGTCTGTTAATTTATGAGGACGATGAAACAGTATAGAGTAACAGCGAGATTGCCGTGGGATAGCTTGGAGATAATTGAGGTCTTCCAAGCTGACGGCATACCTGATCTGCTGAGGGTAGTGCAGGAGTTCTTCCGTATGCATTTTGATGAGTGCGAGTACAAGATAGTGTGCATTCGTCATTGCAACAGGAAGGTAGTAATAGCAGTTGAAGATATTTATTTAAATTAAAAACATGAAAGCAGTAATCACATTTAAGGACGATCGTGGCCGGTATTCATCGGTCACAAAAGTCTTCAACGACGAACGCCATCTGAACAATTGGATTGCAAAGGTGGATGGGATGTATGGAAAGAAGTATATCGATCATGACATTATCAATGACGATAAATGACGCAAGAATGACGTTAATAAATTCGGCACAGCTAGTGTTTATTGATAGTAGTGTCAAAATGACGAAAGAACCCAATAACTATTTGGCGAAATAAAAAAAATAAAAAAAATATTTATCCGGTAGTTTCGACATTCCGTCACTACCCCTAATAAAATCGGTATGAAAGCAAAAATTTTGCGTCATTTTTATGACATAAATGAGAGACCTGGTGACATGGTTGATGTTACATCCATAGACAAATATGGTTATGTGTATGTCGTTGTATCTGACAGGGTATTTTCTAGGCCGTTGGTCAAGATGGTAAACCCGAACGACGTTGAGATCGTGTACGATGGTGCTGATCCTCTCCGGATGATGATTGTGATTATGTCGGTCAGCGCTGTGATTGGTTTGTTGTTGTTTGTTATATCAGAGCTGATCCATCTAAATAGTTTGTTTGGATTTATGTTGTGTATGTCAGGGTACGTTGTTACATTTGTAGTATTGAAGTCAGTCGCTCGGCTTTGATTCATAGGTGCTTAGGTAAGGGTGCTACAGCGGATCTGTAGCTTTATGCTCCTTTAGCTCAGTAGGTTAGAGCGCCAGACTCATAATCTGTAGGTCGTTGGTTCGAGACCATCAAGGAGCACTTTCCATGTAAACAGTTAGGTTGGCTCGTGGTGCAGGAGCATATCTGCACCATTAAAAATTAAATGTATGAAGGTATTTATTGTACAATGCAGGGTAGGTCCGCATGAGTTCTTTATCTCACAGGAGGCACAGACGATAGGTGAGGCGATAATGGAGGCAAGCTTTTATTTGATGGATATATCACCGAATAATACGGTGGACATTTATGCCATACAAGAGGCACGTTTTGACGTAGTAATTGAGGACATAATTTTGAACTGACATGAACCAGCAGATAGATAAGTTCGACGACATTTATACCGTAAGGATGTACGGTGTAAATTACGGTGTAATGACTAGCGTTCACACGGTAGGATCGGTGGACGTTGAGTCTATCGAAGATGCCGTACAGACAGTAAACAGGCAGGGGTCAATGGTTGTCGGCACGATGACCGGACAGATGGCTGACATTACTTACTTAATAGCTAAAAAGATATGATTTATGTAGCAACATTTATTGCATCCTTTGCCGTTGGTCGGTACGGATGTATGTCGAGGTATGCGTTGGTTAGAATACCAGCTGTGCTGTTATTTTTTGCAGGCATGCTCGTTAGTTCTTTGATGTTTTTCAAAACTGTAATACTAGGTATATGAGACAGCTGGTTTATAATGCAGTAAAGTGCTTAGACTGTGGAGAGACGATTGTTAGTTACCACAGGAATGACTATAAGACGTGTATCTGTGACAACGCTATGGTGGACGGAGGAACAGCATACACACGTTATGGTGGAAAGAACATCGAGAAGATAGATGTCTATGCTGACGACGACTTTGAGGTGGTCAGGAAGTATGCCACAAGGGGCAGTCGTGGTGTTAATGGGGATCAGCCTTTATCGTGGATCGCGATATGCGATATGGACGATGACTACCTGGAAGCCGTGCTTGATTATGGCGGTGCTGAATGGCATTTAGATTTAATTAGAAAAGAAATTAAATACAGACAAGATGAGAGTATATAAGTTTGACAAGAGAGAGATGAGATTCAAGCCGGTAAACAGGCTGTTCATCGTTGCAGGTATGTCGGTGTGTGTAGCCGTTGGGTTTTCGTTGAAGAGAATAAAGAGTGTTGTGATGTCTGCCCCTGAGCAGGAGGTACAGACTGTTGTTATTGATGAGAAGCCTGACGTTTTTTCTGTTGAGGCATTGAGGGAGGAGATGAAGAGGTGTGGCATAAAGTTCCCCAACATCGTCATGGCTCAGGCTAGGTTGGAGAGTGGTAACTTCAGGAGTAGGATCTTTCGTGAGGCAAACAACTTGTTCGGCATGAAGCTCGCTCGATCACGCAACACGACAGCCATCGGGGAGTTCAGTGGTCATGCGTTGTATGAGAACTGGCGACAGAGCGTTATGGACTACAGTCTGTATCAGTCTACGTACTTGCGGAAGATCAGAACGGAGGAGCAGTACTTGGAGTACTTGTCACAGAGCTATGCGGAGAGTCCGACATACGTTGAGAAAATAAAGAAGATGATATGAGAGATGGATCAGTTGTAATTCCACTGGCTTACATAAAGAGGTGGTGGTCGAGAAAGAGTATAAGAGATGAGAAGGGAGGGAGTTTCAACATGGACTTGTACCTTCGTATTTGTGAAATAAAATTAAACCCTAAATCAGAATAAGATGAGAAAGCTATTGAGATTTCTCGCATGGCTTGAGCAGCAGCGCATCGAGGCCATGAAGCACAGTGGACGAGGTTTTAACTAAAATTAAATTATGAAGCATAAAGTAATGTGCCCTGACTGTAATGGGCAAGGTCACTTCTCAGTAGTTGAGGGCGACCAGTTTAAAAGGTACGAAGCATGTGCCAAGTGTGGTGGGTCTTGTGAATATGAGGTAGACATACCGCACGACGAGATGTGCGAAATACTTGACGATCTATTTTTAAGTAATCATAAATCAATAACTAAATATCTGTAAACATGAAAAGAGTAATTTTAACATTGGCAGCATTTGTAGCGTTTAACTCTAATGCTCAGATCAAGGTACAAGAGAACACTGTAAAGGACTCAGTTGTTTGGAGGGCAAGCAAGTTGAACGTTGTGCCTAGCATCAGTAGATTTGTCAACGATGGAGATACGTCGTTTACGATATACTATCAGAACTCTAAGTATACAGCTATAACCGACATAAGGTATCTAACTATAGGTGACGCTGAGACAAGCAAGCAGTTCTTTGGTATCTTGCTGGACGTCATTGACAACGACAAGAAGTTCAACATAGAGATAGGTGGTGAGAAGCTATACATCTACAAGACGATGGCTTGTGCGTTTATCTCATCTGACGTATCTTCTTTCTTTCTTTCGAGGAAGCATGTTGAATCTATACTGCAGAAGTTTTGAGAAGAAGAAGAGCTGTAGCTATACCTTACCGACGAAGGAAGAGGTATGCTAAAGATTTATTCAACTATTTGTGGAACCATGACAACAGATCACAGGACAATGAGTAAGGTAATTTTAGAGTTCGACGGATTAGAGGAACAGCAAGAGGCTCGGACTGCTTTAGATGGATGGAAGTGGCAGCATGTAGTTTGGGAAATGGATCAGTATCTAAGAGCTGAGATGAAGTACAGTAGTCTCAGCGATGCTGAGTACTCCGCTATGGAGAAATCCAGGGAGAAGTTAAGGGAGTTAGTTAGTGATAATAATTTAAGCTTAGATACATGAACGATTTAGAAATCCAAAAAGTTATTCAGGATAAAGACTTTTGGGAAAAGATGTGTAAGGAGTTGTTGGTCAGGAACGAGGAGTTACTGACTGTCAACAGTGATTTGATAGAGCTTCTTTCAAAAATAATGAAGAATGAAAGGTAGAGTTGAACTTCTCATTGATGCCATGAATGTCGTCCGTGAGATACATCGTGTAAGAGGTCGCAAGGATGCTGTGTACAAGGCATACAGGAGGTGGTGTCACTTCTCTAGTAGGGAGTATTTGGAGGACAAGGACAGGATAATGAAGGGATACGACCGGTATATAGACTGGTTGGAGGAAAGGTATAAACGAATAGTCGAGATGCTATGAAGAAAGTGATTGTGAAAAAAGCACCAAACTACATGTGGTACAGTGATAGTGTTGGGAAGGTATTTAATGTGATTGGTTACAGTGAAGATCACGAGGCGTATATGGTTGATGTGCCTAGGTACACTGGGAGGTTTATCTATTCGATAGACTGCGAGGAGATACCTGACAACGTCAGCACGACATTTGACGTGGACTTTACTTTGTCTCCAAAGATCACTGACTCGGTAGTAGAGGAGGTCATTGGTATGTTCAGAGATCGTTCAGAGGTAGGCATAAAGAAGTACGGAACGACGTTAGAACAGAACAACACTGACGACTTCCTACTGCATCTACAGCAGGAGCTTATGGATGCTATTTTGTATATCCAAAAGTTGAGAAGATGAAGGCGTGGGAAGAACTTAAAGAAAGTGTGACGTTTTACAAGACGGGTCTGTTTGCAGATCCAACGAGCCATTGGTATCTCGACCACGGGGTAAAGATAGAGCGCTTTGAGAAGGACGGTCGGTTTGAGATACATAACGTCATGCTTGCTGGAGACAAGTACGAGAAGGTGTCAGACGTGGAGTATGCTATGTTTGATAGTGTAGGTTGGTTAGCAGGGTGTTATAATGTGTGTATCAACACGTATAGAAAAAGACTCAACAAGATTAACTACATGATCTCATTAAAGAGTGAAGGTGACGATATGTTGGATGACCTTATGTCAAGAAAAGCTGTCGTAACAAAAAAACTAAACAGGTATTTGGAATTGATGGAAAACCTGTCTACATTTGCAACCAAGTAATAATTTTAAAAACGTATAAACATGTCACATTGGAGAACAATGTTCCAAGACGAGAAGTATCTTGGATCGTACAGTCTTGAGAAAGACGGAAAGTATCAGCCGGTAATTGTAACTATTGAGAACATCTACACAGGAGACTTTATGTCTCAGGGTGGTAAGGAGAATAGACCTTTCGCCAAGCTAAAAGAGTTCGACAAACCTATGGTGCTAAATCGCACCAACTTCAAACGTCTTGAGAAGTTCTTTGGGTCATTCACTCCGAAGGACTACATTGGGAAGCAGATCGTCCTAGGTGTTGAGACGGTAGCATCACCTGAGGGTATGGTTCCTGCGCTACGTTTCTCTACACGTCCAATTCCTGTACAGCAGAAGCCTGAGCTTCCTGAGGCTGCTATGTCAAAAGCTATAGAGCAGGTAAAGGCTAAGGGCAAAGATGCCATCGCTAAGATAGAGGAGAAGTATGCGCTTACTCCTGAGCAAAGAGAGGCACTTAACAACATCTGATAGTGGAGTGGCTAAAGTTCCGCGCGTCAGCGTGTGCTCCATTATTCACGGGTGAAGATGGGCTGACTGATACTCAACAGTCGAGACTAAATGAGTTGTACAGTCGTCATGCGTCATTCCTATCGGGAGAGAATCCAAAGGCAAGGCTGACAGACAACATGTCAAAAGAGCTTGACAAGCTTCTCGAGATCAAGGAGAGAGTTGAGAAAGGTGTTGTTGAGCTTCCTACGGGTGCTAAGTCGTACATCGAGAACCTGGTCGATCAGTATGTATACAAGTATGAGGACGGTGTAGACAACAAGTACACTCGCAAGGGTCTTGCTGTGGAGGACAGTGACGATGAGGACATCAACAAGAGTGCGATTAAACTTGCAGGTAGTCTATTATTTGCTGACTACAAGAAGTCTAACTCATATCTTACTAAGGGTTATTTCTGTGGGCATCCTGACATTGAGGACGAGGACGAGGAGATGATAGTTGACATCAAGTCATCTTGGAATAAAAAGACTTTTCCCAAGCGTCCTGAGGATGGCAAGAGCTCTGACTATGAGTGGCAAGGTAAGCTGTACTGCTACATGAAAGGATGGCGTAAGTTTAGGCTGTGCTACGTGTTGATGTCAACGCCTGAAGATCTAGTTCCAGACAATGAGCACGGAAGTCTCCACTACGTAAACGACCTTCCGTTAAATCTTCGTGTAACGTATATCGACTACGAGCTTACAGACAAGGACATCGAGAAGATAGAGCGCAGGGAGAAGGCCGCTGTAAAGTATGCACAGGAGTACTATAATTTTTTAATCAACAAAAACAAATAAGCATGTTTAAAGTTCAAGCAAACGTCAAGAGCGTTGGTCAGACTATTGTTGTGTCTGATAAGTTTAGTAAGAGAGAGATCGTTGTGGAGATTCCGGACGACAAGTATCCGCAGACAGTTCAGTTTGAGGCAACGCAAGACAAGTGTGATCTTCTTGACAGTATTGGTAATGGTCAGCAGGTTGAGATATCATTTAAGCTACGTGGTAGAGAGTGGACAAGTCCGTCAGGAGACGTTAAGGTGTTCAACACTTTGAACCTTGTCAACATCTCGTCTATTGGGGCTGCTCCTGTGAAGGCTGCTCCTGTAGTTGTCGATGAGGACGACGACGTTCCTTTCTGACATGATACACTCCAAGCCCCTGCATAAGTAACTTGCAGGGGCATTTTTCTTGACTTAAAGATTTTAATAAATGATAACTATTTTTGCTAACATAAACCAAACAGACAACCCATACTATATCTCGGTTGACACTGCGTTGGAGCGAATAAGGTCGGGGAAGTCAAGAGATGCTGTTGATGCTGTTAGAGGTGCAGGAAGTAAAGAGGAGAGACAGCAATTAAAGAAACAGCTGCCGTCGGTATGTTTTGGTGGTAAGTTTGAACGAAGAGCTGCTGATGCTCTTGTTCAAGCGTCAGGGTTCATGGTGTTAGACTTCGATGGATTTGAGACAGAGGAGTCGTTAGGTATTAAGCGCTTTGAGCTTGAGATGGATGACTACACGTATGCCTGCTGGACATCACCAAGTGGGGATGGGCTGAAGGTGTTGGTTAAGATCCCGGAGGCTGATAAATCGTCATATCCGCTTTATTTTAAAGCGATACAAAGATATTATGATTGTGAATACTTTGACACGTCATGCAAGGACATCAGCCGCGTAACATATGAGTCCTATGATCCTGCTGTCTTTATCAATAAGGATAGCACTACATGGACAAATATGTACCAGGAGCCGAAGCCAGAACCGAGACGTGTGGAGATAACTACCGACGACCCCAACAAGATCATCTCAGGTATATTAAAGTGGTGGAACAAGAACTACGGTCTTGTGTCAGGACAGCGCAACAACAACATGTTCGTTCTTGCGTCATCTTTCAATGTCTACGGGGTATCTCATCAAGATGCACTGTCTAAATGCCTTGAGTTCGAGCAGCCTGACTTTACAGCGCAAGAGATAACTACAGCTGTTAACTCTGCCTATCGAAACACGCAGGACCACGGAACGAAGGTGTGGGAGGACTTAGATGCTGTAAAGAAGGTAGAGGAGCTTGTCAAGAAGTCTGTACCTACGGAGACTATTCTTCAGATAGTACCAAATGCAACTGTAGATGTTGTTGAGAAGAAAAGAAACGTAGACAGTGTAGAGTTTTGGCATATCGACAAAAAGGGCAGTGTTGAGTTTGTTAACCATAAGTACAGAGAGTTCCTTGTCGCTAATGGGTTCGCAAAGTACTATGCTGCTACTGACGGTACTTTTTCTCTTGTGCAGCGTACAGGGTGTGTAATCAAAGAGGTGATGGACGAGCACATAAAGGACTTTGTTATTGAGTATCTGTACAACCTTTCTGATAAGCGAATTTTTGACGAGTATTCAGGCTCTATGAAGATACAAAAGGATGACTTCCTATCGTTCCTACCAAACGTCACCTCAAAGTTCATTAGAGACGATAAAAATCGCTCCTACGTGTTCTATCGTAACTGCATCGTATGTGTAACCATTGATGGTATACATACAGACTGGTCTGGCAGTGAGTTTGCTAAGTTCATAAGAAACATCTCAAATGACGATGAACAGAGAGAGCTTACGATGCGCTCTACACTTGGCTACATGATGCACGGATACAACAACAGAGGTGAGAACCCAGTTGTTATCCTTAACGACGAGACGATCAGTGACAAGCCGGAGGGTGGTACAGGTAAGGGTATCTACGTCAACGCAATAACAAAGATCAGGAACTCAGTATTGGTTGATGGAAAGAGACTTGACGTAAAGAGCAGGTTTGCATTCCAAAGAGTCACGGCCGACACACAAGTACTTTGTCTACAAGACGTTGTTAAAAACTTTGACTTTGAGGTGCTGTTCTCCATGATAACGGACGGAATGACTATAGACATGCTATACAAAGGTCAGCTATACATACCGTTTGAGAGGAGTCCAAAGTGGATTATCACTACGAACTATGCCATCAGAGGAGACGGTAACTCTAACGAAAGACGTAAGTGGGAGGTGGAGTTCACGAAGTACTACTCAAAGAACTTTACACCTCTTACTGAGTTTGGTCACGTCTTGTTTGACGACTGGTCTGACGAGGAATGGGCAAAGTTTGATAACTACATGATATCAAACATACAGCTATACCTTCATAAAGGTCTGATAGGCAGCGACTTCAAGAACTTGAAGACTCGTCAGTTCTACATCGCTACATCTCACGAGTTTGCTGAGTACTGTCTTGGTAACGACAAAAAGTATGAGCTGTCTGCTGGCTGCGAATACCTAGGACAAGAGATACTTGACGACTTCAAGCAGAAGTACCCTGACTACGGAGATGTAAGGTCTAAGCTATCTCACAGGACTTTCTACAGGTGGCTTGACGAGTATTGTAAGTATAAGTACGGCACGAAGCTTTTAGAGTGGAGAAGTGGTGACGGAAAGAAAATTAAGTTCCCACTACCTAAACAATTAGAATTGTTATGAAACTAATAGATGTATGGAAGATGGAGGGGCGTCCGGATGCTAAGTCGTTCCTTTATGAAAGGTTGTCAGGAAAGCCAGGAGGCATATCGTTCGTCGATGCTGCCTCCGAGGCTTTGAGCTTGGAAGGAAGTGAGTTGATATGGTGGTGTGGTATGATACAAAACTATCACCACCATCCCGACTACACGATTGACAACTTGCTTAGAACGATGAAACACTTTAAGAACATGAGTCGGACGTTCATCAATGACGGAAAATATTCCGAGTTCAAGGTGTGGATCAACAACTGGTCAGACCTTATGATAGTGTGTAATTATTTAGATCCTGAAAGGTGGAAATAAAAATAATCATTATGTTACAAGAAATATTAGAGAATTACCCAGACGAAGAGATACTAATAGCTGATGGGTTCGATGACGCCATTATAGGCATAGAGCTACTATCGATGAGGCTTATATATTCAGTATCTAAGTGTATAGATATCTTGATCGAAGAAGGAATGAATCATGAAGAGGCTATAGAGTACTTCGATTTTAATGTATCAGGAGCCTATGTTGGAGAGCTTACACCTATATGGTGCCATGACAATTTCTTATGAAAAAGCTAAGAGACTACCAAAAGAAAGGTGCACAGGACGGAGTAGAGATACTCCGTTCTCTTGACATCGTGTACTTCAGTTGGTCCGTAAGAACTGGAAAGAGCGCTACAGCTCTTGAGACTTGCAGACTGTTTGGCGCTAGTAGAGTACTGTTCTTAACAAAGAAGAAGGCCATCTCGTCGATACAGTCTGACTATGATGACTTTGGTTATGCTGAATACTTCAGCATAGTGATTGTGAATGACGAGTCGATGCACAAAATTGATGGTGACTTTGACATAGTTGTACACGACGAACACCATCGCTTTGGATCGTTTCCGAAGCCTGGACTTGCAACTAAGTTATTCAAGCACAAGTTCTCGAATAAGCCGATGATCTTCCTGTCAGGAACAATGTCACCTGAGAGTTTCAGTCAGCTATACCATCAGTTTTGGGTGTCAGACCGATCGCCTTGGAGCAGGTACAAAAACTTCTATGGATGGGCAAAGGACTATGTGAATATAAGACAAAAGCGCATAGGAGCATTAATGCACAACGACTACTCGAGCGGAATAGAGACAAAGATAATGGCCGACCTAAAGCCATACATACTGACATACACACAAGAGCAGGCTGGATTCAAGTCTGAGATACGTGAGCACTTCCTGTATGTAGAGATGTCTCCTCTAGTGTACTCACTAGAGGAAAGGTTGCTTAAAGACCTACTAGTCGAAGGCAAGGAAGAGGTTATAATGGCAGACACTCCTGCCAAGCTGCAGTCAAAGCTGATGCAGCTTGAGGGAGGAACGATGAAGTTTGAGTCCGGTAACTCTAAAGTCCTTGACACAACAAAGGCTGAGTTCATTAAGTCACATTTTGCAGGAAAGAAGCTTGGTATCTTTTACGTCTTTAAGGAAGAACTGAATGCACTGAAGTCTGTATTTGGTAACGACCTGACGACAGACCTTGATACCTTTAACTCGACAGATAAGGCTATAGCCTTACAAGTTGTTAGCGGTCGTGAGGGTATATCCTTAAAAAATGCCGACTGTCTTGTGATGTACAACATACAGCATAGCGCAGTGTCATATTTTCAAAGCCGCGACCGATTAACTACGCTTGATCGACCGAACAACGACGTGTACTGGATATTCTCCAAGCGTATGATCGGAGAGAAGATATATAAAGTCGTACAGAAGAAAAAGAAGTATACAGTTAATCATTTTAAGAGGGATTATGGAAAAGCATCTGCTATCTGACCCAAACGTCCGTGAGCTCATCCGGAAGTTCGACCTTGACGAACCACAGTTGTACAAAATAATTGTCGATGACTATTGTTTTATTAACGGAAATATTGTAATTTCGTCAGCAAGACAGGTGACAGATGAGGACAGCAGACCTGTGATATGTCTTACTTTTAGTCCGAATACTGTAGACGAACTTTTTGGAAAAGATGGAGTCCAAGATACAGAACAAACTGATTAGATCACTTGAAGCAGCAGGGGCTTTCTGTCTGAAGGTCTCTGTCTGCAACAAGCCTGGATATCCTGACGTAACGGCCTTTATGCCTGACGGAACGGTTGAGTTCTATGAAGTAAAGCAGCCCGGCAAAAAGCCACGGCCGCTACCGGAATACAGGATGAAAGAATTGTCGAAGTATGGTAAATGTTATGTGTATGACGGAACAGCTAAACGTGTATATTGCGGATGTGAAGATCAGTCTGATTCCGAGATCGACAAAGAGTAGACTACACCCTGTCTACCGAACACTTGAGAAGTGGCCGATAGTTATGTCTGACGGAATGAAGGTGCACCACGAGATGATGATTAGTCTAATAAGGCGATCGCTAAAAGGCAGGATCAATGAGTGGGATAAGTATATTATTAGGTATGAATGTAGTAATGTTAAATTTTCAACAAGATGCAATTGGACGAACAAAGAATAAAGCAGGTGTATGAATACTTCGATAAAATCGCATACGCTAGATGCAGTGACTGGATTACAGAGATGAGGAGAAGTATTGCAATAATTATGACGGATCAGGGCATTTCGTCTGGTAAGATAGCTAAGGTGCTACATGTTAACCACTGCCTTGTGTCTCACTACAAGAATAGAATGAAGGTACGACCAGATGTTAACAGCGTTGTGTCAGAAAAAATGTGGGAGTGGATTGATGCTGGTCTTTATCCAATGCCAGGACACAACAGTCGAAAGCAGTACTACACGTATTATCTTACAGATACTCCAAACAAGCGGAAGTTCTATGTGTCAGAAAAAAAGAAGAACAGAAGTCTTGATAAGTTTATAGATGAACTATAACGGATGGTGCTATACGCTCGTTTTAATGGCGCTTGCACTTTGTTATGTTTTATTTGCATATTATAATTTAGTCCATTAATTTTGCGGACATGAATGTCAACTACGTCAACTCTGTTATGGACGAGCTGAATGAATACAACGCAGAGTTGTATGAAGCTCTGATGGACGGAAGCCAGGAGGACGTAACAATAGCCATACGAAAAATAAATAAGGTCTTAACTGATATAAGAAAATCTATGTCAGATGACTCAATTAATCTGAAGTAAATGGATTACAAGACAGAAATGATAAAGGAATTGTTAGAGAAATTCCCGAACGCATCTACGCTATCACTTGCTAAAATCCTTCACGAAAATAATCCTTTAGACTTTCCAAGCATTGAAAACGCAAGGGGCGCATTAAGGTATTGGAGGGGTGAAGCTCGTAGAAGCGCTAAAGAGCCTGTTTCAAAAAGAACAGAAGAAGAAAAGAAAGCCGCTTACGCTTGGGCAAAGCTACCAGAATCAGACTATAAGGAGGCAGAACCTTTCGTTATGCCTAGAGGACAGAACAGGATCCTGCTTTTGACGGATATACACCTGCCATACCACGACATTGATGCGCTAAGTTTGGCGCTTCATTGGGGTTACGAAAGGAAGCCAAATGCCATTATCTTAAACGGAGACACTATGGACATGTACCAAGCGTCTCGTTTTATCAAGGACAGAAGGCTGAGAGATTTGAACGGAGAGATTGAAATGACCCGTGATTTTTTGGCACAGCTTCGTGAAGAGTTCGACTGTCCTGTTTACTTTAAGATAGGCAACCACGAAGCACGCTGGGAAAATTATTTGAAGACAGTAGCTCCTGAGCTATTAGGCATAGCAGACTTTGAGTTGAGTAGCATCCTTAGATTTGGAGAGTTAGGAGTTACAGAGATAAAGTCCAACCAGGTAATTAAAGCCGGTAAGCTATCTATTATGCACGGTCACGAGTTTGGTCATCAGGTATTCAGTCCTGTAAATGCTGCACGAGGCCTTTACATGAAAGCTAAAGCCAGCTCTATAATAGGACACCACCACCAAACCTCTGAGCACTCTGAGAAAGACTTAAACGGAGAGGTGGTTACAACGTGGTCTGTTGGTTCTCTGTGTGGTCTAAGTCCTGAGTACATGCCATACAACAAATGGAATCACGGCTTCGCTTGGATTGAAACATTCGACAACGGTGACTTTGAGGTAAAGAATCTCAGAATAATAAATGGAAAGGTAAGATAATAAAAAGCCCACATCTTAATTGGTGTGGGCTTCTTTTTTACTTCAGCTTCTGTATCTCCTGCATATCTCGTATACCTACCGACCCTTCTGTTTCAAAGATCTCAATATACTTCTTTACCTGACGCTCATTCTTTAGCCCTCCCTGACTATCTATCCAGTCGAGTTCATTTAGTACTCTCTCTGACGAGCTCTCAGTCTGTGTGGCTCTCATCTTCTTAACTAGATACTTCTCAACCTCTCCTTCCTTCTTCCTTCCAGTAGCCTCAAGTACTTCATTAAGAGCTTCGTGCTGCTTTTCTGTTAGTTTATTCTCTTTCTTGACATTGTTTTCTATCTTCCTAAAGACAGATCCAAATTCAGCAGGTATACCTAAAGCGGACCACGCTAAGTAGTAAGGCATTATCTCCTTCATCTTATCCTGTCCTTCAGAGTCAATGTACTTTGTCTCCATCTTTCCCCCAAATCCTTCAGACTCAAACTCTCCGTTGTATGCCAAGTTAAGAGACTTGTATACTTCAATCCCCTTATCAAGCGTAATTCTATATACACCTCCAGGGCCTTGAGAGTCGTATTGGGATGCTTTAATTCTTCTCTCCTCAATGTAGTTGTCAATAAACTCCTGAGCCTTCTTGCCTTCTAGTGCTGGCTTTCCTGAGAGTTCTCTTGCTTCATTTTCTGTCTTCAGAGCTTCCTTAGCATCATCCTCCATATACGATGGGGCAATCTTTTTCATGAGAAAATCAGCTCCATATATTACAGGACTATCGGTAAATAATGGCACAGGAGAGAAGATATCCTTAGCAACAGTTCCTATAGTATAACTTAACTGTCTTTCCAAAGACTTCTGTACGTCCTCTTCTTCCGGTTCATCCTCACCTCCAATTGCTGAAGCGATAGAACTTACTATGTAATACTTTATAGCGAAAGATAAAGAGTGGAACGCTGCCATTTCCAAAATCAAACCACCTAAAGATCGTGCAGCTGCCTTTCTGTCAGCTCTAGATGCATCTCCAGAAAACATTATACTGACGTCAGTAGTCATCCTTGACTTTTGGTTGACAACGAACGACATGAATGGGAACAGCGTATTCTTCACAATCTTCTTTATTGACTGACCTGATGTAAACAAGTCTCCCATCAGCATAGCATCAGAAGCATTTTGCTGTCTGTCAACCATGTGCTGTGCATAGTTCAGTGCCTCTTGGTCTACATCTGCTGGGTTATTGTAGTCGATATCAGTAGACTTACCTTTAGCCTCAAGTGCTTTCTTATAGTACGCAATAAATGCCGATCGAGCTGCAAATACATCAGGCTTGGCTAATACTAACTTCAACCATTTTGTATTTACCTTTTCAACTACATCTAACGCTTTTTCTATTTTACCAGCAGCAATTGATCTATCAAGCGCAGCATCTGCATCATCAAAAGCAGCTATAGATTCTATACCTCTATTTGAAATAGGCATCTCAATAGCATCTATCCATCTATGCTGATCCCTTCCAAATGCAAATGTTGTATGCTTACCTGCATTCATTAACGTATTCACGAAGATAGGTATAGTTTGCTTGAACGGCTGGAATATAGAACCAAGCGCTCTTGTTGCACCCATAGATGCCCATATCCTTAGCGATCGCTCTACTTCTCCAATAGTTTGATCATCTGTTCCTACTTGCTTATTTCTTGATCGAAGGATATACTCATCTACACGTTTTCTGAATAAGTCTCTGTCGGATTTATTTGTGATTACCTTATTCCAACTTTTAGATTTAAAGAATCCTTTTATTTGCTTAGTTGCAGCTGCTGTATTTATGTCGATAAGTGCAGCTTTTAGAGCGCGTTGATTGTTATTATCAAAGTTCAGATTAACGTAGCGCTTCTGCTCCATAGATACAGGCTTTGAAGATGGCATAAGTACACCTGTCTTCTTGTCGTACTCATAGTTAAGTACTGCCGAAAAACCACCTCCACCCATTTTATTCATAAGCTTATCTACGTTCTCACTATTGTTAGGATCAAGTGATGAGAACTTATCCGGAGTATAGAACATATCCTTATCAAGAATAGTATTATATACGCTCTGACTTACATCAGCAAGTTGAGAATAGTTATCTGCCCATGTGTTTACCCACCAATTAACAGCCTCTATATTCAATTTATCTACACGAGACTCTATATCCGATATAGTTAGATTGGCATCATTAAGACCAAGCTTTTCAATAAGCATGTCATACATATCTGCAACCTTTGCGTCTTTAGCGTCACCTTCTTCACGTAGTACATCAACACTGTCCTTGATTAATTTTATCTTTCTCTTCAGTTCTTTCTCCTGAGCTTTCTGATCTCCTGCAACAGTTCTCTTCAAGAAAGCATACATGCCTCTCTCGTAGATGTTCTCAGGATCCATAAAGTCTTTACCATTTGCTTTCTTCTTATTAAAAGCTTCATAGTACTCATCGGTATATTTTCTCCATCTTGATGTGGCTTGAGCTACACCTTTTATGAACTTATTTATACCTATATTATCGAGAACGTATTGTGCTCTGTTTGTGCCTCTAAATATCCAGTCAGAAAGTACTGGAAGCGACATCATGTTGTACGCCCAAAAGTTACCTATATTACCAGCTCCAACACTCTTCGTCTTAAATCCTTTAGCTGCAACCTTCTCGGCATTTCTCTGACCATTATAAGTATTCGTGATAGCCTCAACCCCGTCAATGATACCGTTAGTTATGAAGTTGTCCATCGCCTCTATAACCTGAACAGCATCACGGATGTCCATCTTTGTGACGTCAATCTTCATCATGTCTGACGCTACTTCCTTCTGTCTGTCAGTAAGCTCAACAGCTTCTCCGGTAAAAGGATCTCTGCCATTTAACATCGACTCAACGATAGGACGGTATACATCCATAACTGAGCCTATATAAGAAAGTATGGCTGCCCTCTTTTCTTCAGCAGGCAACTTAGTTTCAGGATCCCTTAGCTCACCTATGATCTCAAGTATCTCCTTAAGGTTCATGTCCTTTGAGATAACACCTGCTGCAACAAGGTCGTCATTAACAGCAAGTATCTCAGCCTTTCTGTACTCCTCTATTTCCTTGTTGGCATTCTCAATGTACTCACTAACATCCTTAAATGACATAGATGTCCTCATCTGAGCCGATACGCTAATCTGCTCTTGATCCATCACATTGTCAATATCAACACCTGTAGTAACACCTAATCTCGACGGGCGAACAGCATTTAGTACGTTGTTAGCTTGCTCAATGTATGCGTCAATATCTGAGAGCATCCAAGGCTGTATTTTTGAGAAGTCTTTAGCCACAGAGACAACAGATGCCTGTAATCCTTTTGACTTCAGTTTGCTCTTTATTTTCTTCTGAAGACTATTTGCCTCCTGTAATTTCTGCTGGTAGTCAGCACGCTCGAACAGTCGCTCTGCATACTGCAACGTTCGCTCGACCATTATAGGGT